CCAGCAGCAATCATCATTACAGATACAAATGCCCATACAGGCAGATTTGGTAAGGTGCATTGTCTGACAGACGCAGAGGCAACTTTTGTTGCTGAAAATATCACTGAAAATGGTTCTGCAACTATCAATGGCATCACAATGAAAGCTTCATCTGAGGTTTGTGGAGTTATAACAAGTATCACTCTTGCAAGTGGTCAAGTCATAGCCTATAGATTATGAGTCTTGCTAATGCACTAAAAAAAGCTGCCAGTGCTTCACTGAAAAAGCTTGGTGGTGATGTGACTATCAGACAAGTAACAGCAGGGGCATACAATACCACTACTGGAGCTATTGCAGAATCTACATCTGATACAACCATCAAAGGTGCATTAAGTAATGTTTCAAGAAATCAAGTAAATGATTTGATTGAATCACAAGATAAGTTGCTTACTATATCTGCTGGTGATCTAACTTTTGTCCCTACAACAAAAGACAGAGTGGTGATAAGCAATGTTGAATTTAAAATTATTCAAGTAATAACAAATGAGCAAAATAATACTGCTGTAAGTTTTGATCTTATCTTGAGGTAATTATGACAAGGCAAATTAGAATAGATCAAATTCCAGATGTTATGGAAGAGGCTGTAATTGATCTGGTAGCTGCAACTACTCTTGAGTGGACAAGAAGAGTAAAGAAGGCTACACCAGTTGATACTGGTAGGCTGCGGAACTCATGGCAGACTGAGATAAAACCAACTAGCGGAACCATAATCAACAATTTACCTTATGCAGAGCCAGTTTGTTATGGTGAAAACCTACCACCATCATGGGGCAAGCAATTTAGAACAAGACAAAAAACTGTAAAAGGATTTCCAGAGCTTATCGGAAAAGAGCTACAGCAATGGGCAACTGATGAATATAACAAAATCAAACGGAGGATATAATGGCTGCTGTTGATTTAAACACTGTCCGATCAACGATAGAGGCTAGGTTAGCCACAGAGCTTGCTTCAAGCCCAGCAATTCCTGTTGTGTTTAATAATATGTCCTTTGATTCTACAACGGAAGATACTTTTGTTCAGTGTCAAACCAGCTTTGGGTCAGGTTCATATTTAGCTGATGGAGTTAATGTTGTTGTTGGTCTTGTAACTATTAATATTTTTACAGAAGAGGGTATCGGGGCAGGGTCAAACTTTACTATAGGCAAAAGGCTTAGAGACTTATACAATAAGATTACAGTTTCAGATGTTATTTTCGATTCTCCAGTTGGGCCAGAAGTATTAGCTTCAAGTCCAGAAGGAAAGTTTCAAACACAGTTAAGAATAACTTTTGAAATATACGAGGAACTTTAATTATGCCCAAACTTGTAATCACAGAAGAAATGCTTGACGCTATCGAAGCTGTAAAAGGCAGAAGGGACGCAAACTACTGGGATAATAGATGTAAAAGATATATGGAGAGTCAACAAAATTCTAAAAAAGATGTAAAAAAGACTGAAAAGGGTTAATATATTTATAAATATTTCTTTTTTTTGTTATGGCTGTAAAAGGTGATGTAGGCAAACTTATGTTTGAAAATGCTGGCGGTACGGAAGCCGACATTTCAGACTTGAGAGCATGGTCTTTGACTGTTTCTAAAGATACACAGGAAACTACAAAAATGGGCGATACATCAAAATCATTTGTTGGTGGCCTTATTTCTGGTGAAGGTTCTGCAACTTTACTTTATAACGCATCTGGGAACTCAGATTATCAAGCTTTTATTGATGATGTCCTTGTAACTGGTGATGCTGGTGACGCTTTATTTGAGCTTTTTCCAGATTCTAATCAATCAGCCAAAAAAATTAGTTTTGCTGGAATAATTACAGAGGCAGAATATGGTGCAACACTAGGAGAGATACAGGAGATAAACATTTCGTTTATCACCAATGGTGCAATAACTTCAGCTATATAGTAAATTTAAGATACTTCGCACTTAATTTATGCCAGCACAAAGAACACTTGATACGTTAAAAGCCGCTTTTGATCTTAACCAAAGGCGAAAGTTTGACGTTATGGACGATAATGGTAATCTTGTTGTCTCACTGTATTTTAAAGCCATAACAAGAGCAGATAGAGCAAGAGCCACACAAAGGGCTGGAAGTGATGACCCACTTGTAGTTTCAACACATATGCTTTGTCAATTGGCAGAGTTGGAAGATGGGACAAAAGCTTTTCACCCTTCAGACTTTGGTAATTTACAAACCGAACTACCAGAAAATGTTTTAAATGAAATTGAAATGTTTTTATTTGGTGTAAATCCAAACGTAACAGTTGAAGCCGCAAAGGAAGCTTAAAGGGGGATGACTACTTAAATTTTGAGTTTTTCCTTGCAACAGAATTAGGTAAGACAGTTAGTGAGTTAAGAACACAACTTACTGAAGAGGAGTTGATATTTTTTGCTGCGTATTATGAATTAAAGTATGATAGAGAAAAGAAACAGGCAGATGCACTTAAACGCAAAGCCAAGTATAGTTAAAGGAGTTATTGTTTAGTCGTGGCAGTTTCTAATGTAGAACTAAGAGTTAGTGCCACCCAAGCTATCACAGCGTTAAGGAAGGTTGATACACAGGCGAAAAAGTTTAATCAAACTGTTAATGGAACTGGTAGTAAATTAAAAGATGCAAATTTAGGTTTAAGAGTATTACCTAAAGGTTTCTTTGCTGCTGGTAAAGGCGCTAGTGCCGCATCATTATCTTTTAAAGCTGCGGCTGCTAGTTTAGGTACTTTACTTGCACCTATAACTGCTGGAATTACTTTAATAGCTGCATTTGGAAAAGTCTTTAGTACTTTAGCTGCACAGGATTTTGCCTCTGCAAAAATTAAAACTCTTGGAGTAGAAGCTGATGCACTAACTCCAAAGCTTGCAACTTTATCTAATCAACTAAGTGGTCAGGTTTCACAACTAGGTTTGCTTGAAGCGTCTTATGACGTAGCCTCTGCTGGCTTTGGTGAGACTGCTGAGTTGATAGACGTACTAAAAGCATCACAGTTAGGTGCAACTGGTGGATTTTCTGATCTTGCTACTGTTACTGACGCAACTACATCTGTTTTAAATGCCTATGGTCTGGAGTCAGACAAGGCAGCAAAAATAGTTGATGGATTTGTGCAAACTCAGAATGATGGTAAGATTGTTGTTCAACAGTATGCACAGCAAATAGGCCGTCTTGCTCCTATAGCTGCTGGTGCTGGAGTTGGAATAGAAGAACTTAATGCGGCAATATCTAGTGTCACTGCAACTGGTGTTCCTGTTGAATCTACCTTTGCTGGACTACGACAGGTCATTGCTGCAATACAAAAGCCCACAGGTGAAGCTGCGAAGGCTGCGGAAAAGCTTGGAATAGACTTTAGTGCGGCTGCACTTAGTTCAAAAGGTCTTGGCGGTGTTTTACAAGAAATAATTGACAAAGGTGGTGCGAGTGAAGAAACGCTTGCTTTGTTGTTTGGCTCTGTTGAGGCAAGAACGGCAGTGCTTCCACTTCTTAATGACCAGCTTGTATCTTTTAATAAAAATTTAGAAAATCAGGCTGAAGCACAGGGAACGGCTGCACAAGCGGCATTTACATCATCTAATACAATTCAAGGCCAACTTACAAGGCTTGGAACTGCATTTACAAATTTAGCTGGAGAGGGTTCTGAGTTTGGAATAGTTATTAGAGAAACTTTAAAAGTTGCTGCTGTCACTATTGAAGCTCTAGCGGCTGCTGTCAAAATTGTTTTTTTACCAGTAAGAACACTTGCTGCACTTGTCCAAGAAGTTGGTCTTGCGATAAGTGAGGCAATAGGAGTAGATGCACAAAATGTTTTGTTTGATTTAGAACAAGGCTGGATTGCTGTTAAAGAAGGTGTGACTGCGTTTTCAAATGCTGTGATAGAAGTAGGTAGAACAGTAGGCACAGTCATTGGAGGCATAGTCAAAAAGTTTATTGGTGCATTTCAAGCAATCGGTAAGTTTATTGATGAAAACCCAGTAGCACAATTTATTCTTAAGTTTTCTGGCATAGAGCTAATTCAAACTAATATAAACAGATTAACAGAATCTTTTGGACAAAAAGTTGAAGAAAATGCAGAAAAAACAGATAAATTAAAAAAGAAAATTGCAGAAACAAAAAATGAAACAGGTAAGCTTAATGATTCTTTTGCTAAAATTGGTGATACCCTTGCAACAGGTGTTTCTGATGCTTTAGTTGGTGTTATACAAGGAACAAAATCTCTTGCAGATGCGGCAAGAAGTGTTTTAAACACTATTGTTAACCAGTTTTTGACGCTTGGTATTAATACGCTTTTATTTTCTGCTTTTGGTGGGTCAACAGGTTTATTTAAAAACCTTCCAACCTTTGCTGCTGGAGGCAGACCACCAGTAGGCAGACCATCAATAGTTGGTGAAAGAGGGCCAGAATTATTTGTCCCATCAACTGCTGGTACTATTATTCCTAACGATAAGATGGGTGGAATGACCAATAATATTGTTGTTAATGTTGCTGTAGATGGTGGGGTTGGTGTTGAAGCTGACGAAAGTAGTAGTAAACAGTTTGGTCTTGCTCTTGCGGCTGCTATACAGTCAGAAATAATCAATCAAAAACGTGCTGGAGGTTTACTTGCATAATGGCTACATTTCCCTCAATAACTCCAAGTTATGTAGGTTTTTCTAAAAGATCAAACCCAAATAAAAGGCTTGTTCGTTTTCAAGATGGATATGAACACAGGATTCTCTTTGGATTAGCTAGTCATCAAAATCCTAAAATTTATTCTTTAATATTTGATGTAACAGAATCTGAATCAGATGTCATAGAGGCTTTTCTTGATAGCAGGGCAAACGATCAGGCAAGTTTTACTTTTACACCACCAGCAGAGGGAATATCAAAAACTGGTACATATAGCCAGTCTGGAACTACTGTTACCATGACTGTCACAAATCATGGTATTGCTGTAGGTGAAACTGTAACTCTTGATTTCACAACAGGTTCTGCTACTGATGGAACTTTTATTGTTGCCTCTGCCGCAGATCAAAACACTTTTACTACAACTGCTGCTGCAAGTGCAACTAATAGTGGTAATGTTTCAGTTACTGTTTCTGGGGCTGGTCAATATGTCTGTGAAAGTTGGACAAAATCTATTCCTTACAACAATAGAGCCAAATTAAGTTGCACATTTAGAGAGGTGTTTGAGCCATGAGTTCTAGTGTTATTAGTGATATTCAAGGGATAAACCCCTCATCAATCATTGAGCTTTTTACACTAACAACTACTGCTGCTTTGCATGGTTCTGCTACAACGTATAGATTTCATGCTGGCTCTAGTTTAAATTCTAATGGACAGATTGTTTGGGCTGGTAATTCATACCAAAGATTTCCTGTGGAAGCTGATGGGTTCGCATTTCAAAAAGGACAAATCCCAAGACCAACATTAACTGTGAGCAATGCACTTGGAACTATTACATCAATACTTTTGACTGTAAATGAGACAACAACTGGTAATGATTTGACAGGTGCGACTGTAACTAGGATAAGGACACTCGCAAAGTTTCTTGATGCTGTTAACTTTGCTGGAGGAGTCAACCCTTATGGCACACCAGACCCAAATGCTGAGTTTCCTCAAGAAATATACTCAATAGATAGAAAAGCATCTGAAACAAGGGACGCTGTAAGCTTTGAACTTGCTGCCCCTATAGACTTGGCTGGAGTTCGTGCCCCAAAACGTCAATGCACCAGAAAAGATTTTCCTAGTATTGGCCGTATAAGAATATGAGTTGGAAGCAAGATGCTTTGGTTCATGCAAAAGATCAAGACCCAAAAGAGTCATGCGGTTTGTTGATTGATTTCAAAGGTAAAGAGAAATACTATCCTTGCAAAAATTTATCAAATTATTCACAACAATGTTTCATCATTGACCCAGAGGATTATGCAAAAGCAGAGGATAGTGGCAAAGTTTTAGCTGTAATACATAGCCACCCAGTAACGCCACCAGTAGCTAGTCAAGCAGATATGATAAGTTGTGAAGAGAGTGGTCTTGTTTGGCATATAGTAAATCCTAAAACAGAACAATGGGGCTTTTATAAGCCATCAGGATATAAACCACCTTTGATCGGTAGGCACTGGGTCTGGGGCATCACAGACTGTTGGAGCTTAGTTAGGGACTGGTATAAAGAAAACTTAGGAATAACATTGAAAGACTGGGACAGGCCAACAACCCCAGAGGAGTTTATTGAAAACCCTATGTTTGAAAAATGTGCATGGCGCACTGGTTTTAGGCAGCTAAGACCAGAGGAAAAACTAGAGAATGGTGATTTATTATTTATGTCAATTATGGCAACAGGACTGAATCATGTAGCGATTTTTTTAGATGGTGATGTTTTACACCATTTAGCAGATAGAATATCTTGTAAAGAGCCATATAATCAATGGCTGCTTAAATGCACTGGCATGAGGTTACGTTATGCTCAATAAAATAAAATTATATGGTGATTTAGCAGAAATCACAGGACATAATGAATTTGAAGCATTAGTAAATTCAACTGGACAAGCAGTTAGTTTTTTAATAAATAATTTTCCACAGTTAGAGAGTCATATGGCAAATAAATATTATAGAGTTTTAGTTGATGAACAGGAGATTGATGAACAACAAATACATTTTCCGATAGGTCAAGGTGAAATAAAATTTGTTCCTGTAATACAAGGTGCTGGAGGTAATTTAGGAAGAGTTTTACTTGGTGGTGCTTTAATAGCTGTTGGTATGGGAGCTTTCGGTGCTTTTGCTGGAAAAGCTGTATCTTTTGGAGCACAGGGTATAGGATTTTCAAAAGCTGCTCTTGGGGCTAAAGCTGCTTTTGGTATTGGTGCTGCTTTAGTTTTAAGTGGTGTTAGTGGTATGTTATTTCCAATGCCTAAAATGCCAGAGTTTAGTTCTGAGCAAGACCCAAGATTATCATTCAGCTTTAGTGGTACACAGCAGACCAGTCGGGCTGGAACCCCAGTACCTGTAGTATATGGAGAGATAATAACTGGCTCAGTGGTAATTTCTGGAGGCATTGATACGGAGCAAGTTCAAGTATGACCGATAAAAGAAAAATTATTCGTGGTGCTGGTGGTAGTCCAAGTCCACCGCCACCAAGACAACCGACAAGAACACCTGATACTTTACACAGTAAACAGTTTGCAACTTTTCTTGATCTAATTAGTGAAGGAGAGATCGAAGGAAGTGCGTCAGCATCAAAAGAAGGTATAACAGATAAAACATCAACCGCTTATAAAAATGCCTATTTAAAAGATGTATTTTTAAATGACACACCAATATTAAAATCTACAGCAAGCTCATCAAGTCCAGCTACAACTGATTTTAATTTTCAAGATGTTACTTTTAATTCAAGATTTGGGACAGCAGATCAAACAAAAATTTCTGGAATAGAAAGCAGTCAATCAACTATTCCTGTAGGTGTTACTGTCACAGCAGCAAGTCCAGTTACAAGGCAAATTACAAACAGTTCTGTAGATCGGATAAAAGTATCAATTACATTTCCTCAAATACAAAAGGCAACAAGTGATGGTGACTTGTTAGGTTCTTCGGTTCAATTCAAGATTTCTGTTCAATATAATTCTGGTGGTTTTACTGATGTCCATACAGATACTGTCACTGGAAGAACTGCTGACGCATACCAAAAAGACTTTTCTGTTGAGGTTACAGGTGCTTTTCCTGTAGATATTAGAGTGACAAGATTAACAGCAGACAGCACAGATTCAAGTTTGATTGATGCGTTTCAATGGACAAGTTTTTCAGAGATAATAGATGATGCCTCTACCTATGCAAACTCAGCTTATAACGCTTTAAGGCTTGATTCTCAGCAGTTTAGTTCTATTCCTTCGAGAAAATATAGGATAAGAGGAATAAAAGTAAGAATACCAGCAGCAGGGGCAAGCGGCTCTGGTACTCCAACTGTAGATAATGCAACTGGTCGCATAATTTACCCAGACGGCTATATATTTAATGGTGTTATGGGGGCTGCTGTTTATACAAACTGCCCTGCTATGGTGTTGCTTGATTTACTTACTAATACTCGCTATGGATTTGGCGATCATATAACAGACAGCAATTTAGATTTATTTTCTTTTGTAACTGCTAGTAAGTTTGCAAATACTCTTGTTGATGATGGGCTAGGAGGGCAAGAGGCAAGGTTTAGTTGTAATGTAAATATTCAGACATCAAGTGAAGCTTTTGACCTTATAAATGAGCTTGCAGGAGTCATGCGTTGTATGCCGATATGGTCTGCTGGAACAATTACTATTGCTCAAGATTCTCCAAAAGATGCAAGCTATTTATTTAATTTAAGCAACATATCCTCTGATGGTTTTTCTTATTCTGGTAGCAGTTTAAAACAAAGACATACTGCTGTTGCTGTTTCATATTTTAATATGGATAGTCAGGAAATTGACTATGAGGTTGTTGAAGATTCAACTGCACAAAGTAAGTTTGGAATAATAACAAAACAAGTCAAAGGTTTTGGATGCACTTCAAGAGGTCAAGCGGCAAGACTGGGCAGGGCAATACTTTTTGCTGAACAGAATGAATCTGAGTTAGTAAGTTTTACTACATCAATAGATGCTGGAGCAGTGGTTAGACCAGCAGCAATCATAGAAATTAATGACCCTGTTAGGGCTGGGGTTAGAAGAGGTGGAAGATTGAAAAGTGTTACCTCAACAACTGTGGTGACTGTTGATGATACAAATGCAACAGATTTAGCCGTTGATTCCTCTGGTAATCCTGTTGGTGATGCAACTTTGTCTGTTGTTTTGCCAGATGGAACTGTTGAAAGTAGAACTATATCCAGTGTTTCAAGTGGGACTATTACTGTGGATTCTGCTTTTTCACAGACACCAAATGTAAACACAATATTTATGATTTCAAACGTAACTGTACAATCACAAAAATTTAGAGTAATAACAGTTGAAGAACAAGACGGAGTCAACTATGCAATTACAGCATTGTCTTATGTTGAAGGAAAATATGCCTTCATTGAAGATGGTACTGCATTACCAGCAAGAAGTATCAGCATTTTAAATGAATTTACAGCACCACCAGTAGGACTTACTGCTGTAGAAACCATTGTTCCTATAAATAATCAAGCAGTTTCAAAAATTGTTATAAGTTGGCAGCCTATTGTTGGTGTTATTGAATATCAAGTAAACTATCGTTTTGAAAATGGTAATTTCGTCACTGAAAGAGTCTCAAGACCAGATTTTGAAATATTTAATAGTCAGCTTGGCACTTATGAAATACAAGTCTTTAGTTATAACGTACAGGGACAACTTTCTGCCACATCAACTGATATAACATTTGAAGCTGTTGGTAAAACTGCATTACCTCAAGATGTTACCAATTTAAGAATTGAACCTATAAACGATCAGTTTGTAAGACTTAGATTTGATAAAGCGACAGATGTTGATGTGGTGCATGGAGGCAACGTAGTAGTCAGAGGTAGTAATATCGGTGATGGAACAGCAACTTTTACCAACTCTGTTGATGTAATTCCAGCTTTGGCTGGTAATGTCAGTGAGTCAATAGTTCCAAATTTAGGAAATAATGGAGAATATATTTTAAAATTTCGGGATGATGGCGGAAGATTAAGTTCTGGCGAAACATCTGTAATAGTAAACAGCCCTGACCCCTTTCCAAAATTAACTGTTTTAGAAGATAGAGAAGATACAGATGCAACACCTTTCGCTGGTGCAAAAGTTGATTGTTTTTTCTCTAATGATGTTAATGGCCTTGTTCTCGGTTCTCTTGATGAATTAGATGGAGTTACAGATTTTGATGCCATTGCTGATTTTGATTTTCTTGGTGCTGTGGATATAACTGGTGGGTCTTATGAATTTGCAAATACTCTTGATTTAGGCGGAAAGCAACCCCTTAGACTTCGCAGACACATAGTAACGCAAGGTTTTTACCCAAATGATTTAATTGATAAAAGATCAGCAAATATCGATAGTTGGACAGATTTTGACGGAGCCACAGCGTTCAATGTTGGAGCATCATTGTTAGTCGCCACAACTGATCTTGACCCTGACTTGTCAACTTCTGCAACTTATGGGCAAAGTGGTACGACTATAACAATCACGAAAAGCTCACATGGATATTCAGTAGGTGATTTTGTTGTTATAGATTTTACTGCTGGAAGTGCAACAGATGGCAATTATGAGATTATTTCAGTTCCTAGTTCAAGCACTTTCACAGTTACTTCAGCTACAAGTGCAACAATATCTGCTGGAACAGCTTGCACTTATGGAGCAAATTTTTCAAGATTTAATCCTTTTGTAAATGGAACTTATGTAGGTCGAGGTTTTAAATTTAGATGTGAAATGGATTCAGATGACCCAGCACAAAGTATTGAAATAGATCAGCTTGGATATACAGCAGAATTAGAGAGCAGAACAGAGACAAGTCTTGGTAATGCAGGGGCAACAGGTGGTGGAATTATCTCGTCAGGCACTTCTCAAAAGTCAGTTACATTCACAAATACATTTTTTACAGGTCAATCTGGCACAAGTGTTGCTGCAAATTCAGTTTTACCATCTATTGGTATTACTATTGAAAATGCTGAAAGTGGCGATTTCTTCGCTTTATCTTCAATAACTGGTAGTGGATTTAATATAGATATAAAAAATGGCTCAAGTCATGTAAATAGAGAATTCAAATATACTGCAACTGGTTTTGGTCGTGGCTCTTAAATTATGATAACCTTAAAGAAAAATTGGTTTAGGTAATGTCACAGGTTAGTACTGGTGCAAATTATGTAGTTGATAACTCCACAGGAGCCAACGTAAGAGCCGACATAAATGAGATATTTGATGCAATATTAACCATGAATAGTGGGGCATCTGAACCAGCATATAGAAAAGCATATACATTTTGGGCAGATACAGGAAATAATTTATTAAAAATGCGTAATTCAGCAAATGATGGCTGGATTGATTTAAGAACACTTACTGGTGGTTTAACCTCTGCTGCTGATGCGACAATAAATTCTGTAACTGTAGGTAAAGGTGCGAACTCTGTTGCTGGTAACACTGTTCTTGGAGAAAGTGCTTTAGATGCTTCTGTGAGTGGTGGAAACAATACTGCTATTGGTGGAAGTGCTTTAACAGATTTAACCTCTGGAACAAGTAACGTTGCTGTAGGCCATGAAGCCTTGAAAGTTAATACAACAGGAGCTTCAAACACTGCTGTGGGTCGTAGGGCTTTAGATGCTAACACAACTGCTAGTGATAACACTGCCGTAGGTAATGCAGCGTTAGGCTCAAATACTGAAGGGACAGAGAATGTAGCTGTAGGAAAAGACGCATTATTATTAGCTACAACAGCAAGTTTTAACACAGCAGTAGGAGCTAGGGCTGGTGATGCGTTAACAACAGGTCAACAAAATACTGCAATCGGTTACGTTGCTTTAACTTCTGCTACAACAGGTGCATTTAACACTGGTGTTGGGTTTAGAAGTCTTTTAAATGTAACAGATTCCCAATACAACACTGCTCTTGGATATGAGAGTGTAAGAAGTACTACAACTGGTAATCAAAATGTTGGTATTGGTGCTTTTGCATTATATTCAAATACTACTGCAAATAATAATGTTGCCGTTGGATATGATTCTTTGAGAAATAATACGACAGGAACAGAAAATGTAGCTGTTGGGAGAAGATCATTAAAAGCAAACACAACTGCAAGTAATAATACTGGCTTAGGACATCATGCCTTAGAACTTAATACAACAGGTAGTTCTAACACTGCTGTAGGTTCTGTTTCACTAGATGCTAATACTACTGGCAATAATAATTCAGCATTAGGTGAAGCATCCCTTTCTGCTAACACAACTGGTAGTGATAACACCGCCGTAGGTCAAGATGCCTTAAAAAATAACACAACTGCTAGTGGCAATGTGGCTATTGGTAAAGAGGCTTTAAAATCTAACGAAACTGGATATGCTTCTGTGGCTGTCGGTTATCAATCTTTAGATGCTCAAACTACTGGAAACAACAATACTGCTCTAGGTTATATTTCTATGACAGCATTAACCACAGGTGGTAGTAACACAGGAATTGGGTCAAACGCATTAGGAGGAAATACAACTGGTAACAACAATGTAGCAGTAGGTCAGGCTTGTTTACAGGCAAACACAACTGCTAATTCCAATACTGCTGTTGGTCAAGCAGCTTTATCAGTAAACACAACTGGAGCAAAAAACGTTGCGTTAGGTGCTGAGGCTTTAGATGCAAATACTACAGCCAATGATAATACTGCTGTTGGATATAGCTCTTTAAGTGCAAATACAACAGGAGCAAGTAATGTTGCTTGTGGTAAAAACGCTTTAATGTCTAATACTACAGCAAGTAACAACACAGCCGTAGGTCTTGAAGCATTAAAGGCAAACACAACTGGAACTGAGCTTGTTGCATTGGGGTATCAAGCTCTATTAGCAAACACAACGGCTACTAACAATACCTCTATAGGGTTTCAAACTTTATCAAGTAACACTACTGGCGCTCATAACACTGCTGTAGGTCGTATAGCATTACAAGCTAATACAACTGCAAGTCAAAACACAGGAATAGGAGCAAGAGCCTTATTATCAAACACAACTGGACAATATAACGTAGCCGTAGGTTCTAATACTTTAGATGAAAATACAACAGGTAGTTATAATAATGGAATAGGTCAAAATGCACTATCAGCAAATACTACAGGAAACTACAACGTAGCAATGGGGCAAGATGCCTTAGCTAATTGTACAACTGCTAGTAATAACGTAGCCATAGGTCGGGCAGCTTCAGCAAGCACCACAACCTCAAACCAAATTGTAGCTATTGGTGCTCTTGCCTTAGATTCAATTACAACTGGACATACTGGGGAGGTTGCAGTTGGTTATCAAACAGCAAGTGATTTGACTAGCGGAGTTTTTATTACGGCAGTAGGTTATCGTGCTGGAAGAGACCTTACAACTGCTGATAATGCAACATTCTTTGGATATAATTGTGGTTTGCAAAATAATACTGGTGCTGATAACACAGTAATGGGTTCTCATGCGTTTGATGCAGCTACAACTGGAACACAAAATACAGGAGTGGGCCATGCTGTTTTATCTGATTGCACGACAGGGTCAAATAACACTTGTGTAGGAAGAATAGCTGGAATAGCGGTAACAACAGGAAGTAATAATACATTTATTGGTCATAACGCTGGCACACCAATTACAACTGGTGGAAATAATACATTTCTTGGTGCATCTGCTGGTTCTGGTGCTGCAAACACTAATAGTAATAATGTAATTCTTGGTGACTCAGGTGTTGCTGTTTTAAGATGTCAGCAACAAAGTATAAGTGGTTTATCAGATCGGAGAGATAAAACAGAAATAGAAGATTTAACCATTGGACTTGATTTCATAAACACTTTAAAACCTAGAAAATTTACATGGGCTATGCGTAAAGCAAGTGCTAATGATGGTAAAACACAAACTGGTTTTATTGCACAAGAATTACAAGAATCTCAAGGTTCTAATGATTATTTAAACTTGGTTGATAATTATAATGAAGAAACTTTACATTCAAATATGGGTAATCTTATTCCAATGATGGTAAATGCAATCAAAGAGTTATCCGTAAAAGTCACAGCCCTCGAAGCAGGGTAAACTAAAAGTAACTAAATTTTTATTATGGAAGAACTAACTTCTGACGAAATCGCAAAGATTTTTACTTCTGCTGGCGATAGCGTAACTCTCATTAACACAGATGCAAGCTATTCAGCTTACCAAACAAGAACATCATCTACTGAGACTGAAGCTGAATGGAAAGCCTACATCAAGAGAAATACAGATCATCTTGAAATTATTAAGGCATACACAAAAAATGATGGCACGACTTCTATCTGGACATCTGAAGATTTTACAGACATAGATGCTGCTATTACTGCTGGTAAAAAACTCTACGCTTAATTTATGAATTTACAAGAAAGATTACAACAGCTTGCACAACAAAGAGAACAGTTATGGATTGCATTGCATGAAACTAACGGTGCAATGAAGATTTTGGAACAGCAGATTCTTGAGACTCAAGCTGTACCCGAATCAACCCAGCCATCAAATAAAGAGGCATTAGAGCAACCAGAAGAAACAGGGTTGTCAAAGTCAAAGGCATAATTAACATTCTCAAAATTTCTTTCAGCATTATGTTTCAAAAAATTTGTCAGATAGCTTCATTGTTGTCGCTTTTTCTAACCTTGTCAATGTTGGGCGGTTCATACTACGCTTACCGCTTTGTTACCAGTGAACAGTTTAAGGCAAGAGTGATGAATGAAGTTCTGGACAATGTGCAGGGCATGATGCCAAAAGTTTTGGATAACGCTTTACCAGATATGACAGGGCCAACAGTTCCAGAGTATATAAAGCCTAAGAGTTGATGGAGATACCAGAAATAGGTATCAGACAAATAAATGTTCCAGAGGTCTATATTCCTGAGATATACAAGCCCGACCCTGTATTGCCTGTAATAACAAATTTAGAAATAGATGTTGTAGGTTGTACTTATCAGCATAGAGATATAAAAAACACTGGAAACACACAGCTTTTGCTTGATGACCCAAACGGAGTGTTTCTGACCTGTGGTGAATCTTTGTTTCCTAGCTTTTATCCTATCGACTACAGACCAGATCAGTTGGTGATTACTGAGGATTTACCGATTACAAATGATGCCCCACCTATGCCAGAGGCAGATATTCCAGAGGTTAATAATACAGAAAAGAAAAAAGAAGAGCTAGTAATACCAGAATGTCCAAGTAGAAAAGATCAACAAATCGGGGATTACAGAAACTCAAAACGCACTTCCAGAGTGGTCGGTCATAAGCTATCCTCGGACAAAACAGAATGTATTACTCTTTATGAGGACGTACCCTTTCGAGAGACTTTTATTGGTACACCTGAAGTACTTGTTTCTACTTTTGCTATTGGTCTGGTCGCTGGTGGGTCTGCGGCTCTTGTCCCTGTGATACAAGGAATTGCAAAGGCTGGTATCAAAAATATAAGCAAGCGTTTTACAAAAAAACAAAAATAGATATAATAAATTCAAGTAAAAGGATTTGACCCCTTGAGAGATTTAGGCTCTCTTAATGCCCACAGCTAACACTCACTAGGCAAGGCAGTTCTTATTTAAAACACCAGCTTTTACTTTTAAGCATCACTTACCTGTAAACCTCTACACCAAAGTGTAGGTAGCGAGTTCAGGGCTGGTGCTTATTTTATTTTGTGAGTATGAGGCAAAACTTGGTTTGGTTGTGCAATAAGCTTTACATCTTTGCAAGTGACTGCGTGTTCACCTGTCAGCACTACTCCGAGTTTGGCTTGTTTACCGCATACCTCTAGCCTATACAAGGCCATTTCTAATTTGGTTTTCTTGATTAACAACTCTTGAGCTTCGATATTTACAGCCGCAGCTTTCTTACATAGTTCCCCACCATTACCCAAAGGAATATTAAATTGCATAGATATTCCATAATTTAAGTTGTAATTATCTTTTTCAAATCTTGGCGTTTCTTGAATATATTTTATTGCCCCTGTATCTTCATCATAAATAGGTTGTTTGGTAACTGTTTCTATTGGCCTGTTAAAGCTCCATGCGTCTGTTAGGTATGGAGTTATGGTCAAACTGGGCGAGGTGCAAACAATTCCTTGACTGTAGCGATTCTGAGGGTGGCTAGAAGGCGTAATCATGGTGGCATTATTATTAACAACCCCTTGCGCTGTGGAATTTGGACTGGCCACCGTTGTCGAGGCTATGACTTTTGCAGGGCTAAATAATAAAATTATTGCCCAAAGACAGATGTTGTTTCTGTGGTTGTAGTTGTTGTTATTGTTCGATTTATTGTAGTTACGTTTGAAAGGCCAGCACCTTGTAGTGACTCCACCAGAGAAAAACTTTGTCCAGCGTTTACTATTTTCCATCTTGGCACAGCCTCAAGTTCTGGACTTGTCCAACTAAACTGCACACCATTAAGAGTTTGAGTTGTTCCAGCAACTGTCGAAGGATTGATATATCCATTGAGGTCTGCTGATTCAATGTTATGGCCTGACGCAGAATATGAAAATCCTGTGTTGTATTGATGCGAAGTGATTGTCTCATTAATTACTGATTGCGAAGTTGAACTCTGCGTACTCGACCCTGATCTAAACTGAGGGACAATAGGTGTAGCAAGGGTTCTCAGAGGTAGTAGTAATATTAATAATAGCCAAAATCTAGTCAATTTCAATCGAGACTGTAGTTGAGGCAGTGCAGCTAGTACCAGAACCAAAAGCTCCAGAACAGGAATGAACCCCACTAGACAAACTGCTTATGCTTCCACTGCCAAGAGTTCCCCCAGAAATTACTGTTGTTTGTCCACCCAATACTGGTAATGTAGCTATGCCGCTTGATGGAGTGATTGCTGATTGTGTTACGTCACCAGCCTGATATGACTCCGATAGTGAGAACGCTGACCCAGCAGTTGTAACCGATTTATTTGTATTTACTAAAGCTGGGACTCCATTGCTTAAGCTGCCAAGATTTAATCCACCTATTCCATTTGTTACGACACTGTCCCCTGTTCCTGTTGAAGTGGTGATATTATTTCCGCTTATGCTATAGCTCGAAGCTGCGGCATTTGTAATTACATAAGGCGAGTCTATAGAAAATGATGCAGCCGTCACATACTTGGCCGTTATGTCAGCAAAGGCACTAGACGGAGAAAGAAAGATAATAAAAGGCAGTAGTTTTTTCATTTGATACTAGCTTTGGTGTTCTTATTCTCTACTATATTATCTTTTTTCTTTTTTATCGAAAACCCAAGTGACGCAGTTGACGCGCTGAAAATACTTGCAATAAATGTCGGGTCAAAATCTACAATCTTTTTGCCAGATGGCGGTTCGTAGTATGAGAGGGACAATAGCGTGGCACTCCAAAGAAGAACGCAAACTTTGACAATGGTTTCGACTTTGCTAGGCTCTTGATCTTCCATGAGATTAAGATTTCTTGTTTAATACTGGTATCTTAGCTATGTTTGGAAAAACAAACAAATCATGTCCAAATTTCTAATCAACCTATTTATCAGGTTCGGCAAGTCAGAATCTGTGCGTAAAGGTTTAATTTTGATGCTTAAATCGGCGGCTGAGAAATCCGATAATGACGTTGATGACGCAATAGTAAAGATGATTGAAGAAAAGCTCTTTCCAGTTAAATAATGGATATTATCAAGGCTCTTACATCTACTTACAGCCTTGAAGGTGAGTTTGAAGTGCAAAAGTCTATAACTTTCATACAAAACTTAAAAGATATAGAACTGCTTAAACCGTATGCAATCAAGCTATTACAGACAAATGCAAAGCAAGCACACTTTGTAAGCACTTCACTTGACGTAATATCGTCACAGCAAGCATATATTTATAAACTAGAAAAACGATTAGACAAGAAAAAAGCGACTTTTTGGAGCCGCTTTAAGTTTGTTATATTTGGAAAGAAGTAGAGGTCTTACTGACTATATCG